TGCTGAGACATTCCCTCAAGGAAGGCTTTGACTTCGGAAAGTCGAAACTCAGCTGTGTTTCCATTGAGATCCGCGATGTCCTTATCGATCACGCTGTAGGTTTCCAAGTTACCACAGGTATCGGTAAGTTGAGCGGTGGTTGACTTGGCGCTTGGGACTCCTAAGTTCAACAGGCGCCACGTAGCTTGTGGGAGGCCTGTTCTGATGGTTGTCTTGTGACCGGTGGGCAAGTTCCCTTCGACGACCAACATATCCTCAAGGATTTCGTTGGTTTGAGAAAGGAGTTCGATGATCCGAGCGACTTTGTAGCCGTCGTCCATGCGCTTGGCCCAGTCGGCGTAGGTCAGCGCAGTTGCGCCAATCGTTGCCTGTGCCATTGGTTATCCTCTTGATGGAAGGTTGGGATAGATAGCTTGCGCTGCGCTAGGCGCTCCTTCACCGGGACGGCGCATGCCGTCCAGACTTGGACCACCACCACGAACTGGGCCACCTTCGGTTAACCGTTGGGCGACGCGAGCAAGGAATTTCACTACCGCAGGATGATTGCCTGCGCCGGTGTAGTCCATAGCTTCGCGGAACCCATCGGTCAAGTTAGCATCACCAAGTGAGTCGAATAGTCTTCCTATCGAAGCCCTGGTGCCGTTCCACTTCGAACCGCCGATTTCGGGGTCGGAGTTGATCTGAGATTTCCATTCGTTCTGCTTTGTCTCGTAGAACTCGGCCGGAGCGTTGTTCATTTGCTGTTGTAATTTGACGTAGAAGTCGACTAGCTCTTGAGCATAGGATTGACTGAGACCACCCTTCTTGGCGAGAGCACTGAATTCACCCGTAACTTCTTGGTCGAGGACAAAGCCTTCAGGGGCCTTAAAGTCCTCGTACTTCTCGGGGGCGCCCTGTGTCGGACTTTCTTCATTAATGAGGGATTTGGGAGGCTTCGCAGACGCCGGCGCATCAGTCTTCGTCTCGCTCGATGGGACTATAGTCGCCGGGGTTGGTGGTGGGCGAACTATCGTCTCTGTAGCCGGGGTGGACGTAGATGGGGATGATATCTCCCCCGTTGGCGTCCTTGTCACTCCTGCTACGTCTGGCGTCGTCGGTTGCGGATCGGGCATTTGCTTCCCTCATCATTTGGATGTATTCGTCGGGGCAGATTGCGTGGATTTTTCGGAAGATAAGCTGTCCGACGTCGAGCTGCCCACATCCGAAGGCAGTGAGATGCGGATCAGGTGAAAATGGTTGGTCAAACACGTGACAATAAAGGAGGAGGTCGTATACATAAGCCCGACCATCAGCCACGCCCATAATGGAGTGAATGACGGTGTCGTGGGCCTCGTCGAGCGCCTTAGCGACACGACGTTGGATGGCGATGTGACGTTCGTTCGAAGCGTCATATTCTGTCACTGAGCAGTCCCACCAAGAGGAGATACCCCTGCGCCGGGGGACATTGCAGGCTGTGCGGCAGGCTGCTGTTGTGGTTGAGCGCCCTTCAACGCAGAGAGTATCTCCTCAATCTTGTCGAGAGATTGACCGGTCTGGGCGTGGGATTGACGGGCCTTTGCGATATGGGCTTTGAGTGCGGCGTGCTTATCGGCCATAGAATGTCTCCGTCATTTCGTAGCCGGGGAGGTTCAGTCGGAGCTCTTTGTTGGTCGCTCGACGCGCTTCAACAACGTCCCAACCAGGGTGGTCAACAGCATGTAGGCGCCATGCCCTCATCGCGGAAGTGGCAAGGTAGCCCATCGTGCTAATATAGCCACCTTCCTTGCAAGCAACTACTGAATACCAACGTCGTTTAGCCACCCAAACCTCCTGCCATTCGTTGAAGTGCGTTCTGACCCCCACCGACGTCCGTCTCGGAGAGGTTCTTTGCGCCCTGAGAGAGTTTCTGAGCTTGATCGGCGGCGGCTGCTTGCTGCGCTGCCTGTTGCTGTTGGGCGCGCTGCTGTCGGATCTGTTGGAGTTCGGCTGGCGAGCGGATCAGCTTGGGATCATTGTTGAGCAGGTGGGATGCTTTCATGATCCCATAGTCGGTGTCCACGACGTCGATGGCCTCTGGCCGTACACCCTCTAGTTGGCCAACCATCTGCATGATCCGCTCTATTCCAGCCATCTGCGCAGCATCCTGCGCAAGCTCAAGCATCGAGACGAAGTCGATTTCTATGTTTTTTCCTCGGATTTCTTGGGGAGCGGGAGGGAAGATGCCCGCTCTGGATGCGATTGCAAAAGTGCGTTCAACAGCCGGTTTGAGCCCCTCGAAGCAGAGTCTCTCGAGAACTGGTCCCAGCATAACCATTGATTCGGATCGGCGTGCATCAATCTCCGCTGCCGTAACGTTGCTTCTCGTTTCATACTGGCTAATTGTTTGGAAGAGATTGTTGTAGAATGTCTCTTTGATTCGCTCTCGGACTTCAATGAGATCCTCCTTCATATCGGAAAGGTTGGGATTGACTTGATATACTGGTGCAAATCCAACCCGGCCTTGAGACACCATGCCACTAATATAAGTGATGCCTCCCGGCAGGAGAGAAGCAGGTTGGTTCTTGAGCTGGATATCCGCCAGCATCGGCGGGTTGACTTGTTTGTCAATGCCTTGGCCTTTGCGTTTTACTTCGAGTTGGAGCTGCTTGACATCTGGGAGAGCATCCATCCCGGGGCTTCGTCCATAGGGATCATTAGAAACGAGGTCCCATCGAACAGCGAGATATGGCTGTTCATGGAACCCACGCTTGCGTAGGATGCCAGGAGGGGACGAGGCTCCCCCTTGAGGTGAAGCGGTACCCATCCATTCCCAATAAACTTCTCGATATTTGAAGTGTTCGGGGATACCGAACTTTCTGGCGTCGTCATTTGGTTCGACTCCGTGGGCTACGACGAGTTCGCGGGTGAGACTAGCACCACCTTCTTTATAAAGCCTTGCAGTGGAAGGTGATACGGCGTCAATGCCAAACTCCCTAACACATTGGTCGATTGTAAGCGTAAACTCCCGATACATAACCGCAGGCCAAAAACTCTGGTCATTGTCGAGATAGAATTCACCAAGACAGGGGTTATAACACCTAATAACATTATCGTAGTCCTCGTAGATGATCATCACTCCGGTGCCGAAGATGACAAGGTCGAAGTAGAGGACGGCCATTGCCGGATAGAAGTTGGACTCTTGAAAAATCAGGTTGAGGATGCGCTCACACTCAGAGAGCCACAAGGACGTGGGCGAGGTCATCGTGGAGTCTTCTCGGCCAACCCTCAACCTGAACCAACGCTTGGTTGGATCTGTACAGCCAGTCATCATTCCCGCAGCAAGATTACGAGCAGCAAGACTACCAGTAGAATCAAGGATATGCTGGTTAATAGGGGAACCTCGAGACATCTGGTTCGGGGTAATGATCCACTTGTAACGGCGAGGTAGCATGTAGTCGGCGCACTCGCGCCAGTGAACCCACCAAGAATAACGGTTGACACGTAGACCTATCAATCTCCCCTCAGCCTGCTTGCGCAGGTCCATATCCTCTTTCGGCGGAAGACGGTAGATCTCAGCGCCGCGATCGTCCTGCGCTGAGATGTTTCGGCCGCGACCTGGACCGTATTGGGCGGTGGCCATTACCTAATGTCCCTCTCCCAATGATAATTTCCTGCCGGGTCGATCAACTGATGCTCCATTCGACCTCGGCCAAATCGGATGTCCCAACCAGTCGGCGTCATGACCTTTCGAACCCCCGCTGCGTTTAGCTGGCCTTTATCGTAGCTGGTCAGAGCATCTTCAATAGAGGCCGGTAAGGGAGTCGCGGCAGCCAGTTTCTGAGGCCCCTTCGACGAATCTGTTTCTACTTGGCTCTCGGCTGCTTGCTGCCGCCCATATACAATTGAAGCAGCCTGAAGTATATCCGCATCAGTGGGCCGGAATGCCGGGTGGAGGGTGGTAATGTTGTCGGGCGTGCCGGGGACGGTGGCCATTATCTTCCTAGGGGCGTTGGTGCTCCACCGATCAGGGATCGGGTGCCAGTCTCAGCCTGACCTGGGGTAAGGGCTTCGCCAATGAAGGATGCCGCGGAAGGTTTCTTTTGGGGCTTAGCAGAGGTTGGTTGCGTCATCTGCATTGGCGGCGCAGGGGTGGGTGGGGCCATCATTG